ATGAATTCTCCAAAAGTTGCTGCTGATCTTGCACTTGTTCAAGGAGCTTTATTGGGTGCTGCTGGTTTAACTGGAACAAAGATAATAGGAACCGTAGCTCCAATTACTTGGCAAATATCTATAGGCAATGGGAAGCTGACTAAGGATGAAAAATTTTTTATAAGGTCAAAAAATCCAGGGAAGTCAGAAGCATGGCATAAATCTAATGAAAGAGAAATAAGAAAGCAAAAGACTATTAGGTTTATCAACATGCAATATGATAAGGTTATTGATGATAACGATGTTGCAGATGCGGTTGGAATTGGTCATTGGGCTATAAATAACTGGAATAAGGCTTTGGGGGTTGACAAATAACGCTATGGCTGGTAAACTATATACATCAGAGATTTGGCTCCGTAAGAGATACCTTATGGATAAAAAGTCTCCTGAAGAGATCGCTAAAGAATGCGGAGCAAGCGTAGAGACAATCTATGTTTATCTTGCAAAATTTGGATTAAGGAAGAGCAGACGATGAATAAAGCACAAAAGATTTTAATTGGTCTTGGTATTGCTGGTGCAGTGGGAATAACCTATGTCATTACAGCACTTAAAGGTTTGCCAGAAGCCTTTGATTGGGAAGACGATGAATCAGATGAGTGACCATACAGAACTTAAGATTACTGTTGACCAAGTAAATCATCCACTACATTATACTTCTGACCCAAGTGGTATAGAGGCGATTCAAATTACAAGACACAGGAATTTTAACATTGGTAATGCCTTTAAATACTTATGGCGAGCAGGATTAAAGGATGAAGCAAGAACAATACAAGATCTTGAAAAAGCAATTTTTTATATTAAAGATGAAATTAATAGACTAGAAGGTAAGTATGATGTCAAGTGAAGTAGAGTTAATAGAACATCTTGATGAAGTAAACAAGGTTGTTACTGAATACCTTAAAGGTCAAGACCCAACAAAAATTTCTAAAGATTTAGATATGCCAAGAACTCGTGTTGTAGCATTAATCAATGAGTGGAAAGTTATGGCTTCTGCAAATGATGCTATCCGTGCTCGTGCTAAAGAGGCTCTTGCTGGTGCTGATACACACTACAGTAAACTTATTACAAAGGCTTATGAAGTTATAGATGAATCAAGTTTGACTAATAATCTTAGTGCAAAGACTCAAGGCATTAAACTTGTTATGGATATTGAAAAGTCAAGAATTGAAATGCTACAAAAGGCTGGACTTCTTGAAAATAAAGAACTTGCAGAAGAGATGGTTGAGATTGAACGTAAACAAGAAGTTTTAATTGGAATTCTTAGAGATGTTGCTTCTGAGCATCCAGAGATTCGTGATTTAATTATGCATAGGCTATCTGCTATTGCTAAAGAAGGCGAAGTGATTACAATTGTCCACGATGTTCAATGATTTTTTTGAGGTATTAAAAGAAAATCATTTTGTTGAAAAGCCAGTAGATGTAAAGACATTTGTTCAGTCTCCAGACTATCTTGGTCAGCCATTACTCTCTGATATTCAATATGAAATCGTAGAGGCAATGAGTCAAATTTATCGTAAAGAAGATTTGATTGAACTTATGGGGCAGGAAAAAGGACTAAGCCATTTTAATAAATACACTAAAAATGAACTTATTCTGCAACTTGGCAAGGGATCTGGAAAAGATTTTATTTCAACAGTATCATGTGCATACGTAGTGTATAAACTACTATGCTTAAAGGATCCAGCAACATACTTTGGTAAGCCTGCAGGAGATGCAATTGATATTATTAACGTTGCTGTTAACGCTCAACAGGCTAAGAACGTTTTCTTTAAAGGTTTTAAGACAAAGATTGAGAAGTCCCCTTGGTTTGCTGGAAAATATAATGCTAAAGCAGACTCAATAGAATTTGATAAGGCTATTACTGTTTACTCTGGTCACTCAGAAAGAGAATCACATGAAGGTTTGAACTTGCTTATGGCAGTTCTTGATGAGATCTCTGGTTTTGCTACAGAAGTTGGAACAGGTAATGAACAGGGCAAGACTGCGGATAATATCTATAAAGCATTTCGTGGAACAGTAGACTCTCGTTTTCCTGACTTAGGTAAGGTAGTTCTTCTTTCATTCCCACGTTATCAAGGAGACTTTATTTCTCAACGGTATGAATCAGTTATTGCTGAAAAAGAAACTATTGAACGTAAACATACCTTCATAATGAATGAAGATTTACCACATGATGATCCAGGAAATCAATTTGAAATTTCGTGGGATGAAGATACAATCCTTCAATATAAAATACCAAGAGTATTTGCATTTAAAAGACCTACATGGGAAGTAAACCCTACACGTAAAATTGAAGACTTTAAACTAGCCTTTTACACAGATCTTGGTGATGCCATGATGCGCTTTGCCTGTATGCCTACATACTCATCAGATTCATTCTTTAAACAAATCGAGAAGGTTGAAAAGTGTATGAACACTAGAAACCCACTAGATTCATTTAGAAGGTTTGAAGAAACATTTAAGGCTGATGAAAACAAGATTTATTATATTCATGCTGACCTTGCACAAAAGCATGATAAATGTGCAGTTGCTATTGCTCACGTAGATAAGTGGGTAAATATTCAGGTAATTAAAGATTATGAACAAGTAGCCCCAATAGTTGTTGTAGATGCAGTAGCCTGGTGGGAGCCAAGAGCAGAGGGTCCAGTTAACCTATCTGAAGTAAAGCAGTGGATTATTAATTTACGTAGGCAAGGATTTAATATTGGCATGGTTTCGTTTGATAGATGGCAATCATTTGATATTCAAAATGAACTTCAAGCAGTAGGAATCAGAACTGAAACAGTTTCTGTTGCTAAAAAACACTATGAGGATTTGGCTATGATGATTTATGAAGAGCGTGTTTCTATTCCAAGAATACCCATTCTTCTTGAAGAAATGTCAGAGTTAAAAATAATGAAGGGTAATCGTGTAGATCACCCACGTAAAAAATCTAAAGACTTAGCAGATGCTGTGTGTGGAGCCGTATTCGGTGCCATCTCTCATACTGCGAAGACTAATAATACAGAGATAGATGTCCATACCTGGAGTTCTAGCACTCGACTTGCACAAAAGCAAAGGGATATGGTAGAATTAGATAATCGAGAAATTCCTAACGATGTTAAGAGTTTTCTTGATAAATTTAATCTAATATAACAACTAACAAGGAGAAAGATGAATTCATTTAAAAAGATCGCCTTCGTCATCGCTGCAGCCCTGACTGGCACAATGCTTGTAGCACCTGCTTCAAACGCAGCAGCAATGACCGTGGCAACAACTACATGGAATGCTGCTAAAACTGGCGGTGCAGGTTTTGATACACCAGCAACTGACGGTGTAACTGCAGCAAATGCAATTGCACGTCCAGTCCCTGCTGATAACAGCGTGGACAACGTAGACGTAACTAAGTTTGTTGTAACAGTTGATACTGGAACAAGCGTAACTGCTACTGCTACAAACGCAACAATCGTAACTGATTATACTGGTGCTTCAGTAGTAAGCGCATCTGCTGGTTCAGCCTCTACAACTATTGCAGTTGGAACAGGAACAACAGCAACATTTTATGTTTACTCAAAGACAACTACAGTTGGTTCAGTTGCAATTGTAAACGGTGCTTATTCAACAGTAGTATATGTAAAGGGAACTGCAGGAGCCGCTAATGCGATTTCTCTAACAGGTCTTGATACTGCTGCTGCTGGAACAACACAAACACTTACTGCTAAGGCAGTTGACGTATTTGGAAACCCAGTATCTGGTCTAACAGTTAACGCTGTTGTAGGTAATGGAACAATTACTACAGGTGGAACAATTGCTAACGCTGGAGTTACTTCAGCACTGACAACTTCTGCAGATGCTGCAACACTTGGAACTGCAGAATTTAAGATTGCGATTCCAGCAACAGGAACAACAAGCGTAACAATTTACGCAACTGTTGCTGCTGCTGTTACAGGACTGACTGCTCCAGTAGGAACAGTATCAAAGTCAATCGTAATTCGTGATCTTGCTACAGAACTTGCTTCTGTTCAAGCACAATTAATTGCTGCAAATATTGCTCTTGCTTCAGAAAAGACTGCACACGAAGCAACAAAGGCTGCTGCTGCAAAGGCTGCAACAGATGCTGTAACCGCAAAGGCTACTGCTGATCTTGCACTTGCAACTGCAAAAGCAGAATACAAGGCAACCTTTAATGCACTTGCTACAAAGTGGAACAAGAAGAATCCAAAGGCTAAAGTTGCACTAATTAAGTAATTAACTTAATAAATTAGGGGGTTAGCAAATGCTAGCCCTCTTTTTTATGGAATAAAATGATATAATAAGACTATTAGTCACCACCACAGACTAGTAGGAGAAAAAATTAAAAATATACTAATCAAGTCGGGATTAGTGGGGATGCTGTTAACGCTTTGGCTTATTTTTGCACCTTCAAATTATGCAAATGCCGATGAAATACCTCTTGCATCAGAGCAGGTTGTGGTAAGTCCTGCACAACAGGCTGTAAATACTGCCTTAGCAACAGCCACAACAGAGGTTCAACAAGCAGTCACTGCTACAAATAATTCAGTAATAGAAATATCTCAGGCACAAACCGAACTATCTCAAGCACAGGCTGCTACATCTACTCTATCTTCAGAAATATCAACAGCACAAACTGAAGTAAATAATGTTCAAACCGCTATTAATACTATCAATACTATTGATCTGGTAGTTACTCCAGTAGATCAAAGTTCTCAAGTAGTTCAAGATGCTAAAGATACAGTTATTGATGCTCAAACTGCTATAAATAATATTAATACAACAACGGCTCAAACAGAGATTTCTCAATTGATAACAGCCAAGTCTGAAGCGGTAACAGCACAGGCAACTGCTCAAACAGAATTAACTCAAGCAAACCTTGCTATTGATGCTGCTCAAACAGCAGTAAATAATTTACAATCCACTATTGGAACAACTGTTAACGTTTTGGCTGGAGTAGATGATGCTGGTGTTCAAATGAACCTTCCATTTGGAATGCAGATGGGTGGAGTTGTGTATAACAACGTTTATGTTGGATCTAATGCAACAATAACATTTGGTACAGATGAGGGTTGGATGTATTATCAAACTCCTAACGCACCTTCTGTATCCCTTGCTGGATGGGATTGGACAACTTGGAGTACTGGAACTGGAATTACATATTCAACTACTGGAACAAGTCTGGATATTGCTTGGGACTTAAGACCTTACCCACAACAAGATGCTTCTACTCAAATGGTTCAAATTAGATTTAATGCTGATGTAAATCCAAATGATGGTGCGTGGTTAGCAAATGTAAGTGCAGTCGGACCAATACCAGAACAAGCAAGATTTAATTATAGAGAAACAACTAATGGAACT